TACAGCATGACCTGTGATGTGTCGTGAGTTCATTGTAGTAGACTTACCAGCCTTATACAACTCACGTTGACGGTTGATGTTACGGATACCTTCGATGACTGTGAAGTCAACTCCAGTGATTTTAATCGCAAGTTTAACTACTTCGACCAGATCAGGGTGTACACCTGACAGGCTCTGCATACTGCGTGTTCCTAGTTTATATGTCATTATGTATCCTTACGTTATTTTCCAAAGGCGTTCCAAAAGATAGTCTGCCCATTCCCTGATGAAGTACCTTCGTTTATCAAGGTAAAGGAACTAAGTGACCCAGTGTCTTTGCAAGCGACAGAGTACAAGTCAACCTCAAAGTCATTACTTGCCCTGTTATCATTAGGCGTACCCTGCAAAGTAAAAATCGCACTGGGGAAAGCTATCGGGAAGGTAATAGTCTTGTTTACGTTTACGTTTACAGAAGTAGCGCGACCCCACTGCATGATTAGACCTGATGGCAGAACTTCATATCCGTCAGTGGTTAGACTAGAAGCACCCATAGTTGCAGCCTTGATCTTTGCAGGGGAAACAAGGCTTTCTGTAGTTGATGTACCAGCCTGCCAAACAGATGTAGCTTGGTCCCCTAAAAGTGCAGTCTGTGTACCCGCCGAATCTACTACCTTAGTGTCGTCTAGGATAGCAAACTCGTTTGTAGTCTGGTCCAAGTAACCAACACTAATCCAAGCGTCATTAGCTTCTGACCTCATCTTGAGAAAGTTGTTACCTGTGTCATACCAAAACATATTAGCATAAGTAGTTGTAGGCGCTGTAGCCCCACTACTGTTACTAGCGGAGGCTTGAAACGCGGAAGTTAAATCAGCGCGAGTTGCAGGGAAGGATGCGTTGTCAATTACGAAGTCATTTTGCGACATTAGTTATACTCCACGTATGCGGTTAATTCGGTTACACTGGGGCTGATGTTAGAAGCTGTAGACAGTAGTTTAACCTTAAACCTATACGCTCTAGCACTAATATCAGCTACATTGATGCGAGAGTAGGCTGACCAAACTGGTGAACCTGATGGATCATCTTGGGTTGTAGATACAAAAGCTACGATATCTGTATCTGCAAACTGGCTGGCCCCACCTAAGTCATCAAACAGTCCAGCACCATCATCAAAGAAACCACTTTGGTCATCAAACAGTCCAGCAGAGCTATCGTGCCTTACTGTAGTGGCACTAACGTAAACCCTAGACCTTTTAACTGTATTAGTCGAAGTTTCAATGTAGTTGCTAAAGAAGTATTCCCCCTCAGATGGTGCTGATGAGAAATCAGTTATCCTAAGATTAGTCCCAACTACTTCCACATCAACCTTAGTGCCTATGAAGGCTGGGCTATCAGTTAGTGTAAGTGAGTTAGCAAAAGGTTCGATATCAGCAGGAAGTACAATAGTTGTTGTATAGTTTATAGAAGCAATGCCCGACTTGTCGTAAGCCCTAATAGTATAACTACCAGACTTAGCTGGGGCGGATACAACAGAAGCAGGACGAGGAACTTTGTTTACATAGGTAGTTGAGTTAGCCCATGTAGCCCCCGTTAGATCAGGTGTGAACCTAATACGGTAGAACGAAAGGTCAAGATCAGGTACAGCGTCCCAATCAAAGGTTATTACAGAACCATTAACTTCCGCTGTGAAGTTGACTACATCAGAGGGTGGCTCCAGTAGTCCTGCTGCATTAACCCCATCAAGTAACTCAAATAAACCCTTGATGCCAAAAGTATTTACAGCCCTAGCCCTAAAGTCATAGTCTCCATCCACTAAGTCAATGGCCTCAAAGTCCCCAAGTTGTCCTGTGCCTAAGCTAATGTAAACAGAAGAAGAACTCAGTTTATACTCAGCCTCAACATAGTCTATTCTCTCAGGAGCACCTGAGGTTACACTAAGGGTGATGACATTAGTTAGCTTCTCTCTGATAATCTGAGTTCTAGCCACAGCAGATAGTCCTACAGAAGGGACATCAAACGGCGATAATAACTGTGTGTTATCTCGTTCGTATACAATACCATCGCTTACTTCATCAAAGACGCTCTCAGCAGTCTCACGTAGGGACATATCAACTTGTAAGTCTAGGCCAATGGGGTCAAAGGACCATTGTATGACTTCAAACTCCTTGTTTACCCAGCCAAAACGAGTGTTGTTAACACGGACGTTATCTCCCACCTGTAACTCAAGTGTACGAAGCCCATAACTAGCATTAATCGTAAGCTGCTGCCTGTTACGCTCCAAGGAAATTAGACCTAAACGTCTAGCTGTAACTGAGGTATCAGTAAAGGGCAGATCGACATCAGCTACAGATACCTGTCCTCCATCAGCAGTTACAAAAGCAGCATTAGTAACCTCTGGGTAGTCAGTGACCTGCCAGTCGCTCTCTAGCCCCCTGAATGTACCTTTGATAGTGTTAAAGTTATCTCTACGTGAGTGACGTGTACCTACAGACATAGCTGAGCGAAGATCGCCCTCGTTAAGGTCCATAACTGGGGCTGTCCAGTAAGCTGACTTCATACGCCACTTACCCTGAGCATACCACATAGAGCCGCCCATAGCTGTAAGCATAGCTGTGATAGTGTCATAAGGTGTAGCAGCAGTGGTAAAGGAACCATTCGTGTCGTATCTCACAGTACCAGCGTCAGTGTTAGTCTGGTCACACACGTTAGCGGAAGATATAACTAAGGTGTCATCTACGTTAACTACATCCTCGCCTAGACCGTAGGCATATGAAGTAGTGTCGTTAGCACCCTTACCTGACGTTAGGTAATCTCTCAGGCACAATGCTGGGTTTGCTGAGTAGGCCACTGTACTTGTACGAGGGTCATAGACCTTCTTACCTTTTACTGTAGTGGTAAACGTAGGTATACCATTAGGAAAAGCATCGGCATTAAACGTGAGCCTAACGTAGATATAAGCAATTCCACTAAGTGTACACTGTGCGTCCCAACCACCAGAGGCAGACTCAGCTACTAGATCAGCATCAGCTACTTGATCGGGAGAACCTAAGTGAGAATTTATACGTACCTTACCATTGTACTGACTAGGGCTAGTTACGTTACCACCACTGCTTACAGTGGCTAATTCGTCGTTAATGTAGAAGTTAACAAAGGAGTCAACCTCGTGTCCAGCTACAGCAATAACCCTGTGTAGGAACTTATTGTTAGTACCTGTAGCTTCGTCATAGATAATAGCCCCACCAACTTTAACCTCTCCATAGATAACGGAGTGATCTTGTGCTGGACCTTGTTGGTTGGTCTGATAACCACGGTTGCCCCCTGTAGTAGGCTTAGGCGACAAAGCTCTAAGTGCTGCACCCAGTACAGTGGAAATAACGAAGTTACCTAGCAGGGTTACAAAGAAGACTGTAGACGCTGCGACGGTACCTGTAAGCCCACCTACTAGAAAAGCACCAACTGATAAACCCATTATAAACCTCCTTGTAAGTAACTAGAGTAAGTACGCTCTATTAAGTTAAACCCTAGTCTCTCAAGAACCTTGTCAAAAGGTTGATGGACCTTAGTGTTTATCGTCAAGACGGAAATACCATCTTCTGTAAGGCACTTCTTAGCAAACTTAATTAGCTTTATACCAGCGAAACCTTTACGGTAGTCTTTGTGCATAAAGATAATATCGTTACAAGCAAAGGTGTGATCTTTGTAGTGCAGGTTAACTCCTATTACTACAACAAAGTAACCAACCAGAAGGTCGCCCTCCCTAGCTGTAAATACCTTAAGTCTGCCCTCTACCTCTAAAAGGGCGTAAGCATCCCAGTCTGGGTTTAATTTAATGGCATCTTTGTTTAAGGCTATCTCTTCCCAGTGAGCAGCAATCAGAGGTTTAATCTCTTCTTCTACTTGAGATACAAACTCTTGTTGATACTTAATCACTTTTACGACCCCACGAAACTTTCTTGTCCTGTAGGCTCTCAACGAAGTTAAGACCTTTATCATTAGGGTAGATAGACTTCTGATACCCAGAGGTATAACGAGCAACTCTGGCTCTCTCTAAGTCGATCAGTTTGTTTTCTACCTTAAGCTCAATAGTACAAGTCTCAGCACTATCCTCAATGTTCATCTGGTCCATATAACCTGAGAAGATTACGTTAAACCCTGTCTCACCAGTTTGTACAAGTATCTTACTACCGTCTTGCTGTAGTATGTACGCACCGTCTTGCTGAGTGATAGCACCAGATTCACTAAATGTACCAAAGTAAAGGTTGCACACACGGCCTTGATACGGTTCACTAAGGGCTAACGAGAGTACCTCAGAGGGTATGCCTGATAAGGTTAGGGTAGCTCCCTTAACTGCCATCTCAGCAGTCTCTTCTACAGAAGATATCCCCAGAAGATTACCAGTGCCAAACCATTGTGTACCGTCAGGTAGGACCAGAGTGCCAACTCCAGTCCATAACCTTAGGACGTTATCCCCGTCAAACTTAAGTTCGACAGCAAAGAAAGGTTTGACTACATCTTTGTTGATGTTTTCTATGGTACTTGAGGATAGGACTCTTGACATGTTTTAACCTTTAATTATGTGTTACGAAACAATCTGTCCATGTCTGCGTGTGGGACTTCTTCTTGCGCCATCAACACACCAATCAGCATGTCATTGCGACGAATTACAAGCTGAGTTCGGACTTGTATCCGCAGGGCCAGACGTTCTTCTATTGGACGCGAGTTAATAGCATTTGATGCAATGCTAGGGATGGACACCCCAGCCGCCCAGTCCTCAGCCTCTAGATCAGACAACCAGCCCTCACCTGCTGCGACCACTGCGAACTTCTGACGTGACATTTGCATGGTGGCGCGTTCTTGCTCAATCGTCTGTTCTGGTATTGGCTCTGGTATTGGTTCAGGTGGCACAATAAGCCACTCACCGTCAACCCACTTGGCGCGTTCCCCTGTACCTAAAGTTGGAAGCTCTGGTGCCTCAACAGAGTTGCGAGGGAGGTGGTAGACACCTTCTTCAAGCGGACTTTCATCTGCACTTGTAAAACCTACAAAGAA